TTACGAACTTTTTTGATTGATGCTTTCTTGAACGGCAGACCGTGTTACGGATTTGTTACGAACCGTGAGATTTGCGGTGCCGATTGATTTTACGGCATCGACCAGATCGTTGGCATGAAGGTGCGTGTATATCTTCGTGGTTTCGCGGTCTACGTGACCTACTATGGCCTCCAGAACGGGAAGTTCCATACCGGATAGAATGGCTCTGGTTATGAAGGTATGTCGGCAGCTATAGGGCGTGACACCGCTCCTGCCAATATTTTCCATCAGTTCCCGCCAATCCCGTTTCGCGAAATTCGGGGCTGTTTTGTTTTGCCCCTCGTATCCGTCAATTAGCAAGGTTCCTCTTTTTTCAATCGCCCTTACGCGCATTTTCTGATAGGCTGCGATGCCGTCAGACCCAATCGGAATTACGCGGTTTTTCCCGGCTTCTGTTTTGCTTCCGCCGATAAAGTGATCCTCCCGGCAGTTGACCAGCGGAACATTGAACAGTTCTCCGGGGCGACATCCGCATGAAATGAGGATCAATACAATGTCGGCGGCGGGTACACCGGATTTCTTGATGGCGGCTATATCTTGGTCTGAAAATATCTCCCGTGTGCTTTTTTGCTTTGCCACGGTGTTCAAATCCTCCGCAGGATTTGTCAGCGTGATACCTTCCTCCATTGCCCAGCGCCCCAGCTGTCCCAAAAGCACCCGGAGCTTGCTGCATGTGGATTTGCTTTTGCCCTGTATTTCAAGGGCTATAATGGCGGCCTGGTAGTCGCTGCGCAGGATCTTTCGTATTTGCATATCATGGAGCTGTGAACACTGTCTATATGCGATTTGATAGTTATTGTCCATGCTGGCAGATATCTTGCGCTTATGTTCTTCGTGCCAGCGCTCATAAACCTGAGCAAAAGTCATGTTATATTTATCGTTGACGGTTACATCCGTCAGGCGCTCCAGAGCTTTCTGGGCTTCGCTCCGGGTGGCGTAGGTGCCGATGCACACGTCGTTCTTTCGCGCCATCCACGGCTTTGCCCGGTTCCCGGACAGTTTGGAAATGCAGCCGGTGCCGTTTGCCCGTTTTCGGTGCTTCCTCGGTTCCTGTGTCTGACGCTTTCCGCAGGCGGGGCAGAATACAGCGCCGTCCGGCAGTGGAGCCTTGCATTTTACGCATTGGGACATATTTTCCTTGCCTTTCCGGGGCGAATCTGGTATCATAAGAGCGCAGAATGCCCCTATTGTAATGGGTGGGTGGTTTTCTGTAGCGTCCGTCTCAGGGGTAGGAGCCTGAGACGGACCTCTTTATTATTGCTTGTTCAACGCTAGCGCCATGCCCATTTCTTTTAGAATATTTTGCACGCGGGTCATACAAGCCTCAACCATGTGCGGCGTGCAAAGTTCTTTTACCGGCTCTATCCAATTATCCGGGACGGAATCAAATTGGAAAATTCCGGAAGCGGAAAGATTTACGGTGAGCGTATCCGCGGCAGAGTGTATTTCGAGCTTACATTCCACCATGACCGTTGCATCGTCCGGGTTAACCGGGGGGCGGCAAGTAAAGGAAAATTCTGTGCTGATATTGATCGGCGTCTGGATGTCGGTCAGCTGCGCTGGGTCAGCGTTAATAGAGATGTCCGAGATGACGAATTGCGTCATGGTAACTTTATAGTCCATGTGCATTTAACGCTCCTTTTACGAAACTGGAATTGATGGCTGGTATCGGCTCTGCGTATCAGCCGGGAACACAGGGGAGCCAGCGGAAACAAGCGTTTCCTGACGGTCTATCATGATGGCAACAATCTCCTGACCGGGGGATAGCTTTTCCTCAATCGCTTCCTGAATAAACTGATTCAATGACTTGCCTTCCGCCTCCGCCTGAATTGCGGCTGAACGATGCAGTGGGGGCGAAATCCGCACATTAAAACTGCCTTTGTATTCTTTATCCGGTTCACGCCCAAATGTTTTGCACATTTCCAGATATCCGTCAATACAATCGTGAAAAGAGACGGTAATTTCATCGATGCTGCTTCCGTGGAAATTCAGCGAATCCTGAATTCCGATCACATGACCAACAAATAAATTATCTTCGGCGCTAAATTCAATTTGTCCGTGGTAACCACGGTATTTCAGTGTGTTTGCCATGGTATTTACCTCCTAAAGTTCTCCGATGCCCTGAAGATACGCTTTTACCATCTTGATCTGGTAGGGATACAATTCCTTCCCGGGATGCGGGCCATCGAATCGCAGAATGCGGCCGGTTTCGGTATGATAATAGCTGATGGCGGAGCCGCGGCCACCCGATCCTTTCTGACAGCCACATTGCCGCATAAGCGCGTCCAAATCATCCGTAGTGAAGTTCTTCGGTACTCTGGAACGGGTTAATTTTTCCAAAAGTTTCTCTCTCTTTGGCAACGGAACTGACCTCCTAATTGTGCAACTAAAAAATAGTTGCAAACCTATTGTAAATTACGAAAAATCATTTGTCAACTATTTCACAGAAATGTATTTACGAAAAATCAACGCCCCGGCAGTCGTGCCAGTAGGAGAACGCCTTCATGACATCAGGCTCCGGGAGGTCGAAGTATTCGGCAAGCTCCCAAGGCTCGGTGTAGCCGCTTGCAAAGGCCTCTCTGAAATCCTCCACTGTCAGAAACGTCTCGGCAGACCAGCGGTTCGCCCGGTACTCGCTGCGCTCTACCGTCTCGAAGGGGCTTTCTACCCCGTGCAGCGCGCCGGTGGCTACATGACCCAGCTCGTGGTAGCATACGCCCCTGAGAAGCTGGGTGGAACGTATCTGCGTAAAGTCCAGGAATATAGCGTAGAGGCCCCTGTCCCGCATGGTGATGCCTTTGCTGGGGGCATTGTCGAATGGCAGTACCGTTATTTTGTTTTCTTTGCAGTAGGAATAAAAATCTGATAGTTCAAACACTGCAGTTACTCCTGTTTACCTTGCCTTTCTCTAAAGAGTCTGGCCATAGCCCGCAAGGTCTCCTTGTTTTCTTCTGTAAGCTGTTTGTAGTCGCCGTAGAAGGCAACGTCCACTTCATCCAGAATATCGCTGTTTTTAGAGCGCTCACCGTCTTCGGTGGGCGCTTTTTTTGGTTCTTCATAGCTGTTTATTTCTTCCAGAATTCTCTTATTGTCTAAGTAAAATTGAGGATCATTTACATTTCCAACGAGATAATCAATCGTAACGTTGAAAAAGCGGGCGAGCAGAATCAATATTTCAGAGCTTGGCTCCCGAAGACCTTTCTCATAATTAACATATGTGGTATACGGCATACGAAGGCGCTTAGCAGCTTCGCGCATACTGATTCCCATTTGCTCGCGAAGTTCATGAATTCTGTTCATACATATCACCATCCACGAACAGTATTACACAAAACGGGTAAAAAATCAAGAGAAAAACTCAAATTGGGTAAAATTAACAAAAAGAATATATACATATTGGGTATTTTTTAGTATTGACATTTACTCGTTTTGGGTATAGAATCCGGAATGTACTCAATTCGGGTAATAAAGAGGAGGTGAACTTATGAAATACCCCAATATAGAAGCAGAAAGAGCGCGTAACGGAATGAGTTCCGAAAATCTTGCAGCCGCTTTAGGAGTATCCCGAAAAACGCTGTATAACTGGTGTGCCACTGGAAACATCCCCCAGTCTGCGTTGCTGAAAATGTCAAAGATTTTTGAGTGCTCTATCGACTATCTCCTTCGCGGTAGTTCAAAGAGAAGTACGCTGTGATTTGCAAAGGTTAGCTACATGGTGCTATAACCCCCGTACCGCAACTAAAAAAATTATCATAAGAGGTGCAGAAAAAAATGAACGAATTACAGATTTTCAACCACCCTGACTTTGGAGAAGTCAGAACCATCGACGACAATGGAACGATCCTGTTCTGTGGCAACGACGTTGTAAAGGCTCTTGGGTATAGCAATCCACGCGATGCACTTGCTCGCCATTGCCGTGGCGTCGTGAAACACGACGGGGTCTCCCTCACCACAAATCAGCACGGTACTACCACTAAGCAGAAAACGGAGATGTCGTTCATCCCAGAATCCGACCTCTACCGCTTGGTGTTCAGTTCTAAGCTGCCCACGGCAGAGAAGTTTACCGACTGGGTTACCTCCGAAGTGCTCCCATCCATCCGTAAGCACGGCGCATACCTGACCCCAGAGACCCTGCAAGCCGCGATCCTGAATCCAGATATCATGATCCAGCTTTGCCAGAAACTCAAGAATGAACAGGAGAAGAACCGGGAGCTTTCTGTAACAAATTCCCGGTTGACTGTTGAAAACCAGATCATGCAGCCCAAAGCAGAATACTTCGACGAATTGGTTGACCGCAATCTGCTGACCAATTTCCGGGAGACCGCCAAAGAGTTGGATTGTAAGCCCAAGAAGTTCGTGGAATTCCTGATTGAGCGCAAGTACATTTACCGGGATAAGCGTGGCAAGCTTCTGCCCTATGAGAATAAGAACGATGGGCTGTTTGTTGTCCGGGAGTGCTTCAACGAGAAAACTCAATGGAGCGGAACCCAGACGATGGTTACGCCTAAGGGCAGAGAAACCTTTCGGCTCCTGCTGGTATGACTTCCAACGCATCTACATCCTAGCATACGTTCAGTCCAATAAAACGGACATTATGCAGGAAAATCAAAAAAAATATGGAGGTGAAAATAAATGAATCAGAGTAAAGAGCTGCTCCGCCAGCAGCTGGAACTACTGGCGGAGCATTCCGAGGGCGCAACAGAGCAAGAGCTTCCCAATCTCTCTGCTGCGATGTGCGAGATTTACGACCGGCTAATACAGGAAGGAGTTGGAAGGAGCCTTTTTCGCAGCGCGATTATCCTTGTTACGCTGTCGAATCTTCTGGTAAGCATCCTGATACTTATCCAGTAGTTCCTCCGGCGTAATGCCACGAAGGTCCTGACTTTGAAGCCAAAGCATTGCGAGAGCTTCGATTTCATTGGACGGAAAGCTGTGCAAAACAGTTTCACTCATATTTTCACCCCCTTTCTGCCGTTATTTTACAGCAAGGTGGGGCACAAATCAACATTAGGAGGTGAAACACATGGAAAAAAGCAAGTACATAGAAAACGCCCGCAAAATCATTGACCTTGCGGACGGTATGACGGACACACAGTGGGCAAGGGTGCAGCACCTGATTACCAACTGCCTATCTGAAAAGAAGGCCAAGGTGACCTTTGAGAAGCCGGAACACATTGACCTTCTGATGAAGCAAAACTTCATCATGTGACGATTTGGATAAACGCAGGATTTATCCGATAGTCTTTTTCCTTGTATTGAACGTGGACGTAATCGTACTCGAAGCACTCCGCATATCTTGAATTCTCCTGATATTTCAAGTGTTCTTCAAAGTATTTGACCGGATTTTGACAGTCGGCAACTGTTCCAGTTTCGGTAATATCCACCCATTCACCAAGGAGACAAGCATAAACGCGCACGTTATTCACCCCCTTTCTGCCGTTATTTTATCGCAGACTGGGGCATAAATCAACAAAAGGAGGAAAAGCAGTGAAAAAGATTGTATGCGCACTTATGATGCTCGTGCTGGCGGCAGCACTTGCCGGATGTGTAGAGAAGATTACACAGGGCGAGGTCGTGGACAAGCAATTTACACCCGCTCACACCGATATCCGGATAGTGCCAATTGTCCGAAGCAACGGAAAAACGACGACAGTAACGCCCGTTCCTTTCTTTTATTACTACCCAGACACATATGAAATCACAATTTCAGGTGCGGACAAAAACGGCAACCAGCAGAAAGCCGTATACAGGGTGACAAAAGAGGTTTTTGATACCGTAGAAATGGGCGCCGAGTTCATTTACGACAAGGACATGCAGCCAGATGAGCCAGAATATCGCCGGGAACGTAGTAATTAGCTCATCCGGCAACCAACTGAAAGGAGGCTGAAACAATGCCGAATAAACCCAGAATGACACTGGACGATGTTTTGGAAGACATGCGTGCCCATGGGATGCCCATAGGGAAAGGGGAGCTTTCCCATTGCCTGAAGGAGGGAATATTCCCATTTGCGCATATCACCAGTATCGGCCCCACCGGAAGGGTGGCGTTCCTGATCATGCGCAAGGACTACAACGCTTGGGCGGAAGAATACCTGAATGTATAGAAAGGAGTGAAAAATAGTGAACATAAGCAGAGAAGATGTAGCGGCCTTGAAGCGGCGGCTGCAAGATCGGCAGGAGGAACGCCGGGCGGAGGCGGACATCGACAAGGCGATCTCCATGGTCAACCGGCACCGGGAAGCCCGCAGGCAGGGCGCTGGACAGGGTTCCGGTAGCGCTGAGAAAGTGACCGTCAGTCAGGAGATCATCACGCTGGCGCGGCGCATGAAAACCATAGAGGACGTGACCGGCGTCATCGTCGTCGCCGGGTGGGCGGTGTCTATGGTGATGGCGTGGGTCTCGTGGAGGGGCGGATTCGGAAGCCCCGGTATCTGGCTGGCCGTGTCGGAAGCCCTTATGCTGCTGTGTCTGGCGCGGGTTCCCCATGACGTCGCACGGAGGATGCCGTAATGACCAACGATTACAAGAGCCGTGTCTATACCGACAGACCGGCCTATGCGGACTTCGACGCACCCGCCAAATTTCAGGCTATCCAGAGCATTGTAGCGAAGCACCTGAAACAGCACCCCAACGCCATATGCAGCTACTCCGGTGGTGCGGACAGCGACATTCTGATCGATGTGATCGAGCGGACGCGGGAAATTTTCGGATTGCCGCCGGTGAAATACGTTTTCTTCAATACCGGCCTTGAAATGAAGGCCACGAAAGATCACGTCAGGGCTACGGCTGAGAAATATGGGGTAGAGATCGAGACGGTACGCCCGAAGGTGAATATCGTCACAGCCTCCCGGAAATACGGCATTCCATTCGTTTCCAAGATCATGTCCGCCGGGCTTTCCGGATGGCAGAAGAAGGGTGTACCGCTGGCGGTGGCCGACGAATACGAGCAAGCCGAAGATAAGGAAGCGAAGCGGCAGGAGCTTCGGGAGCGCTATCCGAAGTGTGAAAGCACCCTGAATTTTCTGTGCTGCTGCAATTCCAAGGGAGAGCCAAGGCCGAATATCCAGCTGGTAATCAATTCCAGCAAGTACATGCGGGATTTCATCGGGGAGTATCCACCGGATTTTAAGATTTCCGCCGACTGTTGCACATACTGCAAGAAAAATGTTGCACATCAGATTCAGAAGGGCTACGACATGGTGATCACCGGTGAGCGCCGGGATGAGGGCGGTATGCGTTCCGTTCCCCGGAAGGACAACACATCTCTTTGTTTCACGGAAACCAGCTCCGGGCAGTATCGGCTTCGCCCACTGTACTATGTTTCGGATGCGGATAAGGCATGGTACAAGGAGTATTACGGCCTCCGGTATTCCGACGCTTATGAGGTCTACGGGCTTACCCGTACCGGTTGCTGCGGCTGTCCGATTTCCTACAAGGCCATTGCGGATTTGGAACTGATAAGACCGTATGAGCCGAATCTGGTGAAGGCCGCGTGGAACATCTTCGGGAAATCCTACGAGTACCGGCAGAAGTACAACGCTTACAAGGCCGAGCGAATGGAGCGGGAAAAGACCGCAAAGAAAAAAGCCGCCTCCGGGGAGTGAGACCGGAAAGCGGCTTGTGAACGGAAACTACTTACATTTTACACTTGAGAAAGGAAAAAGTCAATATGTTTGAAATCCATGTAACCATCTCCTGCCCCGATATTCTGGCCGCTGCCAGACTGCTGGCGGGGCACTCCGACCGGGAGGCCGCGTGCGAGTGCGCCAAAGACCGGCGGGTCTCTGAACCCACGAGCAGCGCTGCGGCTCCTGTAACTACGCCGGTTACCCCCGCACCCATGGCCGCTTCGGTGACTGCGCCTGTGTACAACAGCGCCCCGGTAACAGCTCCCGTGCCAACCACCACGCCTCCCGTCTCTACGGTGCCGCTGTCTCAGGGGCCGGTGTATACCGTGGCGCAGATCGCCAAGGCCGGGGCTGACCTGATCTCCCAGAATCCCGGCCTGCTGCCTCAGGTCAACGCTCTGCTGACGCAGTACGGCGCGCAGGCGGTGACGGACGTGAAGCCGGAACACTTCGGCGCGTTTGCAACGGCGCTGCGGGGAATGGGGGCGAAGATCTGATGCCCACCCCGGAACAACATGCCGTTCTTTCGGCCAGCAGCGCCCACCGGTGGCTGTCCTGCCCGCCTTCGGCAAGGCTGGCAGAGCAGTTCCCGGAGAGCACCAGCCCCTATGCGGAGGCAGGGCGGCTAGCCCACGCCATCGGAGAGCTGAAAGCCCGAAAGTATTTTCTGGAGCCTATGAGCACCCGCGCCTACAACGCCCGGATGAAGAAGCTTCAAGCAGAACCCAGCTACGACAAGAGCATGGAGGAAAATACCGACATCTATCTGGAGACCCTGAAAGAGACCGCCCTCGCCTTTGAAAGCGCACCTTTTGTGGCGCTGGAAACCCGGGTGGACTTCTCGGACTACGTACCGGACGGATTCGGAACCGCCGACTGCATCATGATCGGGGGCGGAACCATCGCCATTGTGGACTACAAGAACGGTGCGGGCGTCCCGGTGGAGGCGGAGGAAAACCCCCAGATGAAGCTCTACGCACTGGGCGCGCTTCAGGTCTACGCCCCCATTTACGGTGACACCATCCAGCGCGCCGTGCTGAAGATCGTCCAGCCCAATGCCGGAGGCGTGAAATCATGGGAGACCACGGTGCCGGAGCTGCGGGCATGGGCGGAGGACGTGGTGAAGCCCACGGCAGCCCGGGCGTTTGCTGGAGAGGGGGACTTCTCCGCCGGTGACTGGTGCCGCTTCTGTCCGGCGAGGGCGCAGTGCTCCGCCCGTGCACGGCAGCTGCTGGCGCTGGAACCCATGGCGGGTGCGAAGCCCCGGGAGCTGGCAGAGCCGGGAAGCACCTCGCCGCTGCTGACCGACGCGGAGATCGGCGACGTGCTCCGCAGGGCGCAGACGCTGGCCGCATGGGTGGCGGAGCTGAAAGAGTATGCCCTGTCCGCCTCTCTCGCGGGGCGGGAAATACCCGGATTCAAGGCCGTGGCGGGGAAAAGCTCCCGGGAGTGGGACAATCAGGACGCCGCTTTCCAGACCTTACAGGAGCGTGGCGTTGCTGAGGCCGTACTCTGGGAGAGGAAGCCCTGCAGCGTGGCGGAACTGGAAAAGGTTCTCGGCAAGAAGGCATTCAAGGAGATCGCTGACGATCTGGTGGTCAAGAAATCCGGCAAGCCCGCCCTCGCCCCCGCCAGTGACAAGCGCCCGGTGTACAACCCCGCGGCGGCCGCCTTCGGAGGTGCCTGATGGCTTATGTAGTATGCTTCCCGGACGGCTCCACGGATACCCTACTGAGCGCCCCCGAGAACCGGAATGCCCGACTGGCAGAGCTGGAGGGCATTCTGCGGGAACGCCTCGGGGACGACTTCACCAAGCTGCTGGCGGAGTGCTATGAAGACCCGGAGCCAAAGGGCGACGATTATGAAGCGATCTGCGACGGGTACAGAGCCTGTTTGCAGGACGCGCTGGCGGGTATCCAGTGTGCGCTGCGTTTGCTGGGACAGCCCCGCATAAACCGAAAAACACTTGTGTCTGTTATCAAACAGGCCGAAACAACCATCATCAATGAATTATAAAGGAGAATTTTATTATGGCAGCAGTAACAATCAGAGACGTCCGTTTTTCCTATGTAAACGTTTTTCAGGCAAAGCCCCCCTTCAATAACCCCACCGGCGAGGCGAAGTTCTCGGTGACCATTCTGGTGCCGAAGTCCAACACCCAGGCAAAAGCCGTGATCGATCAGGCCATTGCCGTGGCCATCGAGGCGGGAGTCAGCACCAAGTGGAACAATGTCCGCCCGCCCCAGCCCGCTATCTGCATCCACGACGGCGACGGCGTCCGCCCCAGTGACGGCCAGCCCTTCGGCGAGGAATGCAAGGGCTGCTGGGTGTTCACCGCCTCGGAAAAGGCAGACCATCCGCCCTTTGTGGTCGATGCTCAGGTGCAGCCCATCATCGATCCCACCAAGGTCTATTCCGGTATGTGGGGCAACGTGTCCGTCTCGTTCTTCCCTTACAACAGCGCCGGTAAAAAGGGCGTCGGCTGCGGTCTGAACGGCCTGCAGGTAACCCGGGACGGCGAACCCCTGAGCGCCCGCGTGACCGCCCAGGACGCGTTCCAGCCCGTAGATGCGGCACCCGCTGCGCCCGGTTACGCCGCCCCCGCCGCGCCCCAGTACAACCCCTTCACCGGTCAGTACATGTAAGCCGTGGGCGCTGTGCATCACTTGAGCATTGATATCGAGACGTACAGCGACGTGGAAATCGGGAAGGCTGGACTCTACAGATACGCCCAGAGTCCGGCCTTTGAGATTCTCCTTTTCGCCTACAGCCTCGACGGTTCGCCGGTGCGGGTCGTGGATCTGGCGCAGGGGGAGCGCGTCCCGCGGGAGATCCTGTCCGCCCTGAACGACCCGGAATACATCAAGCACGCATATAACGCGGCCTTCGAGTGGTACTGCCTGAGCCGCCATCTGGGGCAGCAGCTCCCGCTTTCACAGTGGCGCTGCACCATGCTCCACGGGCTTTACTGCGGGTACACTGCCGGTCTGGACGCCACGGGAAAGGCGCTGGGGCTGCCTCAGGACAAGCAGAAGCTGACCGCCGGTAAGGCGCTTATCAAATACTTCTGCGTTCCCTGCGCCCCCACGAAAACCAACGGCGGGCGCACAAGAAACCTTCCACATCACGACCCGGCAAAATGGGAATTGTTCAAGACCTACAACGGTCAGGACGTGGTCACCGAAATGGAGATCGAGCGGCGCTTGTCCGGGTTCCCTGTGCCGGAAGCGGTACAGGCGCAATGGGTCACAGACCAGATCATCAACCTTCGGGGCGTAGCGGTGGATCAGGAGATGGTGGCCGGGGCGCTGGAGCTGGACGCCGCTGCCCGGCAGGACTATCTTCTGGAGGCGACCCGCCTGTCCGGCCTCAGCAACCCCAACAGCGTGGCGCAGCTGACAAGGTGGCTTCAGGAGGAAACAGGAGAGGAGATCGGCGACCTTCGGAAAAACACGGTCTCCGACCTGCTGGGAAAGGAGCTGCCCAGCGATACCGCCCGTCGGATGCTGGAGATCCGGCAGGAGCTGGGCAAGACCAGCAACAAGAAATATACCGCTCTGGAAGCCGCCGTCTGCGCCGACGGGCGTGTCCGGGGGCTGCTGCAGTTCTACGGGGCGAACCGGACGGGGCGCTGGGCGGGGCGGATCGTACAGCCCCAGAACCTCCCCCGGACGTACATAGACGGCAGTCTGCTACCTCTGGCGCGGGAGCTGGTAAAGCACCGGCAGCGGGAGGCATTGCAGACGGTATTCGGCAGCGTCCCCGACACCCTGTCCCAGCTCATCCGCACCGTTTTTACCGCCAGTCCCGGCCATGCGCTGGTGGACGCGGATTTCTCCGCCATTGAGGCGCGGGTGATCGCGTGGCTGGCCGGGGAGGACTGGGTGCTGGACGTGTTCCGCACCCATGGAAAGATATACGAGGCCACGGCAAGCCAGATGTTCGGCGTCCCCATGGAGCTTATCAAAAAGGGAAACCCGGAGTACAGCTTCCGGCAGAAGGGAAAGGTGGCGACCCTCGCCCTGGGCTATCAGGGCGGCACCGGCTCCCTTGTGAGCATGGGGGCGCTTCGCAACGGTCTGACGGAGGAAGAGCTCCCGGACATCGTGGAGCGCTGGCGTCGAGCGAACCCCAATATCGTGAATTTCTGGTACACCGTGGACGCGGCAGCGCGGGAAGCTGTCAACACCGGCCGGATGGTGGAGCTCTGGGACGGACGTATTGCCTTTGCCTCGGAGAGCGACCCCAGAAACGGTCTGGATTTCCTGACGATCCGGCTGCCCAGCGGACGGAAGCTCTATTACGCCAAGCCCTACATGGGGGTGAACAAGTTCGGCCAGCCCAGTCTCGGCTACTGGGGCATGAACCAGAAAACCAAACGATGGGAGCAGCTGGAGACCTATGGCGGCAAGCTGGTGGAGAACATCACCCAGGCCGTCGCCCGGGACTGTCTGGCGGAGGCGATCTCCCGGCTGGAGGATGCCGGGTATCCGGTGGTGTTCCACATCCACGACGAGGTGGTGATCGACGCCGGACTGGATAAAGCCGATTTGGACGACGTGATCCGCATTATGAGCCAGCCCCCGGTCTGGGCGGCGGGCCTGCCGCTGAACGCCGACGGATGGGTCAACGAATTTTTCAAGAAGGACTAGGTTTATGAAATACACAAGGGAAATGAAGAACGGGTTCTGGTCTCCCCACTGTAAGGAATCCGTGGTGCAGAAGCTGGGCGCCATCGAGAAAGAAGCGCCGGAGCTTCTGGACGCCGTCTGCGCCCGATGCCTTCAACCGGCGGAGCGCCCCTGCGGGGACTGCCCGGTGCTCAGGCTCCGCGCCCTGATCCGGTAAGACCAGAATGGAGGAACGCGTATGCAATACGACAGGCAAATAACCGTCACCGTGGGCGCGAGCCGGAAGGCGGTGCTCTGGCAGCCCCAGACCATGCTGCTGTCAGAGCTGTACACCCGCCTCGGCGTACCGGCGCGGGGGGCGGAATCCATGGCGGACTATCTCCGGATGCCCAAGAGCCAGCAGGACGAACTGAAGGACGTGGGCGGCTTCGTGGCGGGGCCTCTGAACGGCCTGCGCCGCAAGGCGGGGGCGGTCGCGGGGCGGGATATCCTGACACTGGATCTGGACAATATCCCCGCCGGGGGAACGGAAGACGTTCTGCGCCGGGTGGAGGCGCTGGGCTGCGGCTACTGCGTCTACTCCACCCGGAAGCACACACCCTCGGCGCCGCGGCTGCGGGCGCTGCTGCCGCTGGACAGGACGTGTACCGCGGACGAATACGAGCCCTGCGCCCGCCGCATGGCGGCGCTGATCGGCATGGAGCTGGCGGACCCCTCCACCTTTGAACCAAGCCGCCTGATGTACTGGCCCAGCAGCTGCGCCGACGGAGAAACGGTCTACCGTTACGCGGACAAGCCCATGCTCTCCGCCGATGGGCTGCTGGCGACCTATGACGACTGGCACGACTATACTGCGTGGCCGGTGGTACCGGGGGCGATCGCTCCGGCGCGGCTGGCGGCAAGGCAGGGCGACCCCCTGACCAAAACCGGCGTGGTAGGCGCGTTCTGCCGGGTCTACGACATCGAGGCGGCAATGGACGCCTTCCTGCCCGGTATCTATGAGCCGGTGGAGGCGTCCCCCGGACGATTCACCTTTACCGGCGGTACCACCACCGGCGGCGCGGTGCTGTATGACAACGGGAAATTTCTGTATTCCCACCATGCTACCGACCCCTGCGGCGGCAGGCTGGTGAACGCCTTTGATCTGGTGCGCATTCACAAGTTTGGGGACAAAGACGACGAGGCGGCACCAGGGACGCCTACCGTCCGGCTGCCCTCCTACACCGCAATGTGCGAGCTGGCCGCCGGGGACGGCGCGGTGGCCGCGCTGCTGCTGGACGAGCGCTGGCAGAAGGCACAGGACGCCTTCGGGCAGGAGCCGACGGCGGATGACGGCAGCTGGCGGCGGAAGCTGGACACCAACGCCCAGGGCGCGCCGGAAAGGTCCATGAAGAACCTCCGGGCGGCGCTGGAGCATGACCCAAGGCTGGCCGGACGGCTGCGGCTGAATCTGTTCTCCGGGCGGATAGACCTTGTAGGAGAGCTGCCATGGAAACGCCCTGGTGACAGCCAGACATGGGGCGACGACGACGCGGCGCAGCTGCGGATATACCTGGAGCCGTTCTTCGGGAAGACCTCGAAAAACGACCTTCTGGACGCCGTGGCGGCCTGCGCCAGCGATCAGGCATACCACCCGGTACGGGACTATCTGAACGGCCTTGAATGGGACGGTACGCCCCGGCTGGACGGGCTGTTTATCGACTACCTGGGGGCGGAGGACACCCCGTATATCCGTGCCGTGACCCGTAAGGCCTTTGTGGCGGCGGTGGCGCGGGTCATGCGCCCCGGATGCAAGTACGACACCATGCTGGTGCTGGTGGGCGAACAGGGACGCCACAAGTCCACCATCCTTGCCAGAATGGGCGGGGAATGGTTCTCGGACAGCCTGCGCACCTTCGGCGACAAGGACGCCATGGAGACCATACAGGGCACGTGGATCAACGAGGTGGCGGAGATGCAGGCCATGGCGAAGGCCGAAGTGGACGCCGTGAAAATGTTTCTCAGCAAGACCAACGACTACTACCGGGCGGCCTATGGCCGGTATACTGCCGACCGCCCCCGGCAGTGCGTTTTCTTCGGCACCACCAACAGCCGGGAGTGTCTGGTGGATCAGACCGGCAGCCGGCGCTTCTGGGTCGTGGACATCGACCGTCAGCTCCGGAGCAAAAATGTATTTTCCCAGCTGGAAGCGGAACGGGATCAGCTGTGGGCGGAGGCCGTGGCCTACTGGCGGGCGGGGGAGCCCCTGTACCTACCGCCGGAGCTGGAAGCCGTGGCGCGGGAGGTGCAGGAAGAGCACCGAGCGCGGCACCCCTGGGAGGGCATGATCGCGGACTATCTGGCGCAGGAGATCCCGGCGGACTGGCTGAAATGGAGCCTGCAGCAGCGCCAGATGTGGCGCAGCGGCGGCATGCGCTACGAGAGCGTATTGCAGCCCAGAAGCCGCATCTGCGCCGCAGAGGTGTGGTGTGAGGTTCTGGGCAAGCCCCGGGGAGATATGCGCCAGCGGGACACCAGAGAGATCAACGGCCTGCTGGAGCATATGCCGGGGTGGCACGGCGTAGGCGTCGCCAAGGCCGGGAAGCCCTATGGCGCCCAGCGCTGCTATGAGAAAATTCCGGTTACAGATTGACGGTTACACTTGTGAAAAAGGTTACACTTGCCCGGTTACAGAGTTACAGACCGGGGCGGCAAGTGTAACCGCAGGAATCCTCTAGGGCGGCAACGGAAAAATGCCTGTGGTTACAAAGTTACACTTACTATTATATATAAATAATAAAAGGTATTATAGACCCTGTGTACGCTATATACGCTATGTACACGCATATGTTACGCGCGCGCGAGGAAGTGTTACCGGGTGTCGGATGAAAGGAGCGAACCAGAATGAAGGAATCCGCCATTGAAGCCCGCCTTGTGAGGGAGGTCAGAAAGCGGGGCGGGCTGTGCTACAAGTTTACGTCTCCGGGGAATCCCGGAGTGCCGGACAGGATCGTCCTTCTCCCCGGCGGCGTTACCGTTTATGTGGAGCTGAAAACCGAGATCGGCAGGCTGGCGAAGATCCAGCGCTGGCAGATCGAGCAGATGCGGAAACGGGGCGCCGACGTCCGGGTGCTGAAAGGGCTGGATCAGGTCATGGAATTTCTGGAGGAGGTGATGCCGGGTGAAGTTTATTCCACACGACTACCAGCGGTATGCGATCAGCAGGATCGTGTCTGATCCTGCAGTAGGGCTGTTCCTCGACATGGGGCTGGGGAAAACGGTCATCACCCTGACCGCCGTCTACGACCTGAAGTTCCAGCGCTGGTCGATCTCCCGCTGTCTGGTGGTAGCGCCGAAGAAGGTGGCCGAAGCCACGTGGAGTCAGGAGGCGAAGAAATGGGATCATTTGCAGGACCTGCGCATTATCCCGGTGCTGGGCAGCGCGACGGCGAGAATCCGGGCGCTGAACACGCCGGGGGACGTGTGGGTCATCAACCGGGAGAACATCCCGTGGCTGGTGGAATACTACCGCAACGGATGGCCGTTCGACATGGTGGTGTTGGACGAATCCTCCAGCTTCAAGAATTACAGCTGCAAGCGGTTCAAGGCGCTGAAAATGGTTAGGAACCGGATCGGCAGGCTGGTGGAGCTGACGGGAACCCCCGCCCCCAACGGGCTGGAAGACCTCTGGGCGCAGATCTATCTGCTGGATGGCGGCGACCGGCTGGGCAAGACCATTTCCAGCTACCGGGACGCCTTTTTCACACCGGATGCTTCCTACCCCGGGCAGATGTACCGGACACACTCCCCCCAGAACGGGGCAGACGCAAGGATCAGGGCGGCGATCTCCGACATCTGCGTCAGCATGAAGGCGGAGGATTACCTGACGCTGCCGCCTTACATTGAGGACATCGTGCCGGTGGTGCTGGACGAGAAAGCCCGGAAGGCCTACGACAAGCTGGAACGGGAGATGCTGCTGGAGGTGGACGAGCAGACGGTGACCGCCGGGTCGGCCGCAGTACTGAACGGCAAGCTGCTACAGCTGTGCAGCGGGGCGGTATACGACATTTCCGGCGGCGTCATGGAAGTCCATGACTGCAAGGTGGAAGCCTTTCTGGAAGTCATCGAGCAGCTCCACGGGGAGCACGCGCTGGTGTTCTACTGGTTTCAGCATGAACGCGACCGGCTGGTGCAGGCGCTGAAAAAGACCGGGAAGCGGGTAGAGGTGTATCAGGGGGCGGAACAGGAGCGGCAATGGAACGCCGGTCAGATCGACGTGCTGTTGGCGCACCCGGCATCCTGCGCCTACGGGTTGAACCTGCAGCAGGGCGGACACCATGTGGTGTGGTTCGGGTATCCCAACTGGACGCTGGAGCTGTACCAGCAGGCCAATGCCCGCCTGTACCGTCAGGGGCAGACCCAGCCGGTGATCGCTCATCTGCTGGTGGTGCAGGACGGCGTGGACGAGGACGTGGTAGCCTCCCTGCACGACAAGGGAGATACGCAGGAGGCGCTGATGGCGGCGCTGAAGGCAAGAATTCGGGAAGTGAGGGGAGAAGATGGACGTAAAACATGATTCTCTGGACGCCATGTGGGCATTTTTGCAGATGGGCGGGCAGCCGAAACCGGATATTGCCGTGATGAAAGAGCACTGCGAAATGCTGCGGCACATACTGATGCAGAAAACGGCAGGGCAGCGTAGGGATAAGCCGGGAGACATTCCGCTCCAGCAGCTCGACGTGATCTGCAACGTGATCGTGATCGAGGCAATGGGGTTGTACCTGTCCGGTGAATTGGAAAAACTGGAAGGAGGATAACAATGGCTGATTATATAAACCGGGAAGTGACTTTGAAAATACTCACAAGAATCGCGGATTGCGTTTCTGACAGCAGACGCCGTGCGGTTACACGGTGTATCCGGGAAATAGCACTATTGCCCCCGGCCAACGTGGAGCCGGTGCGGTATGGGCGGTGGGAAGAGTGCGACTGGGTTGACGTGGACGAGCATGGGTTCGGTACAAGAAGAACCTTTAAGGCAGGATTGCGGTGTAGCCAGTGCGCTTGTGTTTTCAAAAAGGAGTTGCTTTGGAAACGAAACTATTGCCCCAGCTGCGGCGCAAAAATGAACGGAGGTGTAGGAAGTGAGCTATGATCTGAGAATCGCCGTCAAGGTGGACGGATGCGATAAGTTCGCACAAATCGCCGAGCCGGAATACAGCAGCCCCACGTATAATCTTGGCAAGATGTTCCGGGCTTGCACCGGGTGGGACTTCAAGCAGGGAGAATATTACAGGTGTTCCGACGTGATCGGGAATATCGAGAAAGGCGTTAAAGAGCTGCGGACAAACAAGGCGCAATACAAGCAGTACGAGCCGGAAAACGGCTGGGGAACGATTGCCAGCGCAGTGGTTGCGCTCGAAAACCTGCGGGACTGTATCTACGAGCAGGCAGAGGGAATTCCGTTGGAATGCCTGTATGTGGCATGGTAGGAGGTGAAAAAATGAGTGAAAAGCGGGAAACTCTCGAATATTTGAAACAAATTTCAAAACTTGACGCACGGATTGAAACCAAACAGGCAGAAGTGAAGCGACTTTGGGATATTGCTACAAACGTTGCACCGGTAATGCAGGATGCCGTGGTTTCTCATTCCGCTGGAGACGGGAAAGTTGCAGATGCTGTCGCAAAGGTAGTGGATTTACGGCAGGAAATCAACGTAGATATCGACACGCTAGTTGATACACGGAGGGAGATCAACCAGTTGATCGAGAAACTTCCGAGTGAGAAGCAATACAAAATCCTGTATAAGCGATACTTTGAAAGAAAAACGTGGGAGCAGATTTCCGATGAAATGGGATTTTCCCGTCAATGGGTACATAAGCTCCACAATCGCGCTTTGCGGAATGTTGGAAATCTTTTGAGCGAAAAAAATCAAACAGTTGCTAGAAGTTTACATTGAACATGTGGTATAAGTAGACTGAGAGATCAGAGAAAACATTCCCTTATAGCCCCCCGGGTTTATGCCTCCTTCCCGGGTGGGCTTTTTGTATGCATGAAAGAAAGGTGATGATTTGTGGCTAAGCTGACAGCGAAACAGCAGCGGTTTTGTGATGAATACTTGATTGATGCCAACGCAACGGCAGCCGCAATCAGAGCCGGGTATTCAGCGAAGACAGCGGCTGCCATTGGCGCTGAAAACTTGATAAAACCTAATATCAAAAATTACATTGCCAAACGAATGGCCGAAAAAGAGTCCCAACTGATTGCAGATCAGGATGAAGTCTTAAAATATTTAACCTCTGTTCTCCGCGGCGAATCCAAATCAGAAGAGATTGTCGTTGAGAATGTCGGAGACTATATGTCTGAGGCTAGGACGATGAAAAAGGCTCCATCCGAAAAGGACCGGCTGAAGGCCGCTGAACTGCTAGGCAAAAGGTACAACCTATTCAGTGACAAAATGAAGGTCGATGTTGCTTTACCCGTCATTATTTCGGGGGCTGATGAACTTGAGGACTGAGCAGCCCAAAATCAAAGTTCACCTTCCCGACGTTGTCGGCAAAGGCTATGGCACGTTTTGGCGGTTCAAAGGCCGTTACAGGGTGGTCAAAGGAAGCCGCGCTTCCAAGAAATCAAAGACAACGGCGCTTTGGTTCATCGTAAACATGATGGCTTATCCTGACGCAAACACGCTGGTTGTCAGAAAGACTTTCCGAACACTGAAGGACAGCTGCTTCACGGAACTGAAATGGGCTGTTCACCGGCTGAAGGTTGATGCATGGTGGGAGTTCAAAGAAAGCCCGTTAGAAGCCACGTACACGCCTACAGGCCAAAAGATATATTTCCGCGGGTTAGATGATCCCTTGAAGGTTACGTCAATCACGGTTGACGTCGGCGTGCTTTGCTGGGCGTGGCTTGAAGAAGCGTATGAGGTCATGAAAGAAGATGACTTCAACGTGCTTGATGAATCTATCCGTGGCGAAGTTCCAGAAGGGCTGTTTAAACAATGGACAATCACTTTTAACCCGTGGAACGAACATCATTTTTTGAAAAAGCGGTTCTTCGACGCGCCGCCTGATTCTGACATTCTTGCAATGACTACAAACTACAAATGCAATGAATGGCTGGACGCTGCTGATATCAAAGTATTCGAGGACATGAAGAAACGCAATCCCCGCCGCTATGCGGTTGCGGGGCTGGGCGGCTGGGGCATAGTGGACGGCCTTGTCTATGAGAACTGGAAAGAAGAAGCCTTCGACATAGACAAGGTGCGGCAGCAGCCGGGTATTGTTTCTGCATTCGGCCTTGACTTTGGATATACCAACGACCCCTCAACGCTTTTCTGCGGTCTTCTTGACCAGAAGGAAAAGCGTTTGTTCGTGTTTGACGAGATGTACGAAAAGGGGCTTTCCAACAAGCGGATCGCGGAAAAGGTGCAGAGCATGGGCTACAGGAAAGAGAGAATCACCGCTGATTCCGCCGAACCGAAGTCCATTGACGAGCTGAAAACCTTGGGCCTACGCGTCAAGGGAGCCACAAAAGGAAAGGACAGCATCACAAACGGTATTCAGTGGATTCAGGATCTGGAAATTATCATTCACCCACGGTGCGTGAATTTCCTCACAGAGATCAGCAATTACACTTGGGATACGGGTAAATTCGGGAACAGGTTGAATGTGCCGATAGACGATTTTAACCACCTGATGGACGCCATGCGCTATGCTCTGGAGAAATACATAACGGGCAGCAAGTGGCTGATTTGATCGAAGGAAGTGCCGCAAATGACAGTAAAAGAAATTGTTTACGGGAGTGGTGGAGGGCTGCTGATCCTGCTGACCTTGCTCCAGATCGCCCCTATCAAAATCAACCCATGGTCTGCCATCCTTGAATGGCTATGGAAGCCAGTGCTTTCCAAAATGGAGACGCTTGAGCAGGATATGAAGACGGTCAAGAAAGAGGTTGACACCATCCGGGACGAAAACCGGGAAATTCATGCCAAGGATTGCCGGGTCAGAATTCTTCGGTTTGCCGATGAAATCTATCTTGGGCAGTCCCACAGCCACGAGCATTTCAAGCAAATTCTGGGTGATATCACCCATTACGAAAAATACTGTGACGCGCATCCGGAATTTGAGAACCAGATTGCGGTTGCGGCGATTGCGCAAATCAAGGAGACATACGGTGAAAGGCTGAAAAAGCATGACTTTCTGGCGTGAAATGGTGGTGATTAAATGCTGTCTGTAGGCGAAATCAAAAAATTCATCGAAAATGACGCTTCAAGCAAGGCAAAACAGTTTGCGGAAACCGGAGTGCGCTACTATGAGGGAGACCACGATATCAAGGACTATCGGATCTTCTTCATTGACGCCGAGGGGAAGATTCAGGAAGATAAGACGAAAAGCAATATCAAAATTTCCCACCCGTTTTTCAAACTGCTGGTGGATCAGCAGACACAGTACATGCTTTCCGGCCACGGCGGGTTCGTGAAGTCTGACATTCCGGAGCTGCAAACAGAGCTTGACGCATATTTCAACGAAAACGAAAGCTTTGTCGCCGAGCTGAACGGCCTTATTTCCGGCACTGTGGTGAAGGGCTGGGAATACATGTATGCCTACAAGAACGAGGACGACAGAACTGCTTTTCAGGTGGCTGACAGCACCGGCGTTGTGGAAGTCCGCGAGAAAGAAACGGATGACGGGTGTGCCTACGTGATTTACTGGTTTGTTGACCGAATCGACAAGGACAACAAGAAGATCAAGCGCATTCAGGTCTGGGACAAACAGCAGACATGGTTCTTCTGTCAGGAAGATGACGGCAGCATTGTTCGGGATGATTCAATTCCCAACAACCCCCGCCCGCACATCCTGTACCAGAAGGACGGCGAAGACCGCCTTTTCTATGACGACTATGGCATAATCCCATTTTTCCGGCTGGACAACGGGAAAAAGCGATTCAGCAGTCTGAAAACCATCAAAGCGCTGATCGACGATTATGACCTGATGAACGCCGGACTATCGAACAACATTCAGGACACCAACGAGGCTTTGTACGTGGTAAAAGGCTTTGATGGTGACAATTTGGATGAACTGCACTTCAACGTCAGAGCGAAAAAGCTTATTGGTGTGGGCGAGAGCGGTGATGTGGATATCAAGACCATCGATATTCCCGTGGAAGCCCGGAAAACGAAAATGGAAGTGGACGAAAAGAATATCTTCCGCTTCGGTCAGGGCGTGAACACGGAAGCGCTGAAGGATACCAGCGCCACAACGTCCATTGCCATCAAATCCGCCTATGCAAATCTGGATTTGAAGTGCGACGGCCTGCAGCCGTTCCTTCTCCAGTTCATGCGGAAGCTGCTGAAGCTGGTGCTGAAGGAAATCAACGACAGAAACGGTACTGACTACGAGCAGAAGGACGTGTATTTCGACTTTGAGCGTGAGATCATCACAAACGCTCAGGAAAACGCCCAGATCGACCTTGTGAAAGCGCAGGAGCAGCAGGCGAAGGTCACCACGATTTTGAACACTGCTTCCATGTTGGGGCAGGAGCTGACCGCCCAGCTCGTGTGTGAGGCCCTTGAGCTGGACTATGACGACGTGAAGGACAAGCTGCCAAAGCCGGAGGATGACCCCACAGCGGCGGCTCAGGTAGCTCTGGACGGCATTCATCCGGAAGGTGATACGACGTGAACCGGTGGGAAAAAGAAGTCTTGCAGTCCCTTCTGGCGTCCGAGGCGGATGCGCTAAAGGAGCTGGAATCCCAGTACAAACAGGCGCTTTCCGATATCAACGGGAAAGTCCGCGACTTTCAGGCGGAAATAGACCTGCTGGATGACGTACTGAATCAGGATGACGTAAGCAATGCTGTAAGGACACGCCTGCAATCGCAGAGACGGTCTAAGATCTATCAGAAGCAGTATCAGGAAGCCTTACAGGGGCAGATCAGCGGCATTCTGGATAAGATGCAGGGCGACAATTACAGCACCATTGAAGGTTACCTGAAGCGCTCCTATGAATCCGGCTACATTGGTGCCATGTACGACATCGCGAAACAGGGCGTCCCCGTCATTGCTCCCATAGATCAGGCAGCGGCAGTTCGAGCCATTCTGGTGGATTCCAAGGTAAGCAAGGGATTGTATAAGCGTCTGGGTGTGGAGATATCCGGGCTGAAAAAGACCATCACGCAGGAGATCAGCCGGGGCATTGCTACGGGGCTGGGGTACAACGATATTGCCCGGAATCTTGCCAATGCATCAAAGGCCCCGTTGAACCGAACGCGAATAATCACCCGGACTGAGGGGCACAGGATACAGCAGACCTCCACTGCCGATGCGCAGCAGGCAGCAAAGGACAACGGCGCGGATGTGGTAAAGCAGTGGGACGCCACCTTAGACGGGAACACCAGAGATTCCCACAGGCGAGTCGATGGCGAGATCCGGGAGCTTGACGAGAAGTTTTCCAATGGCCTGATGCGCCCCGGCGACCCTGACGGCGGCGCTTCCGAGGTTATTAACTGTCGCTGCGCATGTTTGACCCGTGCCAGATGGGCGCTGGACGAAAGCGAGCTGAAAACCCTCCAAGACCGGGCGAAATTCTTCGGGCTGGACAAGACGGAGAATTTCGAGGATTTCAAGGCAAAATATCTGAAAGTCGCAGAAAATATTAATCTTGGTGGGGTAAAACCCATTGACACGAGCCCGCAAATGGCATATATTAGCAATACGTATGGCGCAACACATGCAACTGCGGTTAAAGCCGCTCTTCAGAACGCTGACCCGGATGTTAAAGCGGTGTGGAATAAATACCAAGGGAAGTTTAAGACCTCGGATGCAAACTACACGGGCGGGCAGGCGTATTATTCGCCCGGTTCGGGCAATGTTACTTTGAACATTGCATATGCTGCATCTGGGAGTAGCTACCAAGCTCCATATCAGGTTTTGTTCCACGAATACGGTCATATGACGGATTATCTGGCGGCAAAGGATGCCGGATTTGGTACTTATACCGCGTTTACGGAAGTGTTTGACGGAGTGGACGCAACTGGGAAAGCTGTTTTTACGAGGAGCGGCGCAGGGGGGCTTCTTGGGAGAACCGCAAAACAAGAGGTTAAAGATGCTATCGGTAAAATCAAGAAGGCGCACAACGTAACCCGTAAAGCGGATGCAGCGCAAATCCTGATTGATGAAATCAGACAGAACTATTCCCTTCTTGCAAGATCCGACGTGTCGGATATGCTGGAAGGAGCCGGAATTGGCGTGAAATATCCTTTGGGTGTAGGACATGGTTTGAGCTATTGGAAGAATAGAGATAACGGCAAGGAGATTTTCGCCGAAATCCTATCCGCTGAAGCCGCAAGCCCTGAATCGCTAGCCTGCATCAAGAAATACTTTCCAGAGACATACAAAGTGTTCAGAAAGATTTTGGAGGTCATCAAGTAATGGAAGAAGCTTTAGAACGGTATTACCGGCATTTTCGGGAGGATTATCCGCTGATGATTGCTGGAACGAAAACCGAAAAAGAGATCATTGAAAGAATCAACCATTGTATCGAAGCCAATCAGCCGGAATCAGAGCCGGACTATGACGAAAGCGTCGATTACTGATTAGAGCACTGTGCAGTTTTGCATGGTGCTTTTTCTATGCCCATTTTCAGCAAGTTAATCCGTAAAGAAGCAACTGTTCGGGAATTCCGAATGGTTGCTTTTTATATTTCAACACCCGAAAGGAGAAAACAAAAATGATCGATTTGACACCCGTTGTGAACGCCCTGATTACCCTTCTGGGACTGCTGCTGACCACATTTCTGATTCCTTGGATCAAGCTGAAGGTGAGCACCGAGAAGCTGGAACAGGTGAAGAAGTGGACGGCTGTCGGCGTGAAAGCCGCAGAGATGATCTACAAGGAATCCGGCATGGGCGAGGCGAAAAAGAATTATGTGCGCAAGTTTCTGGAATCCAAGGGCTACAAGCTGGATATCGACACCGTGGACGCATTGATTGAAGCAACTGTCCGAGAGATGCAGCAGGAAGCCTTTGAGACCACGGCCGTGCCCAGTCTTCCCGATGCGGAGGACGACGAAGCCGAAGAGCTGATTTGACCGGGTTAAAAGGCACTCTGGAAACGGAGTGCCTTTTCCGCGCCCTGAACGTGGCGCTTAAACCGTTCAGCAATTTGTCTTTGCGCCGGACGCTTAAATGGGCGCTTGCTTGTGGAGGGCACCACGATTAAAAACGGCAGCGATACAGGAAAGGAAATAAAACTATGGAATTTCTGAAAGAGATTTTGGGTGAATCCCTCTATGCACAGCTGGAACAGGCGCTGAACACCTACAACGGCAGCGAAGCCAACAAGGATAAGCAGGTGAAGCTTGCCAATCTTGCAAGCGGCGAATACGTCGGCAAGGGCAAATATGACGCCCTTCAGACCCTGCTAGACGGCAAGACGGCCGAGCTGGAAACGGCCAACGGCGTAATCACTGATCTGAAAAAAGGCACCAAGGGCAACGAGGAGCTTCAGAGTAAGATCACCAGCTACGAGACCACTGTCGGCCAGCTTCAGAAGGAGCTTGAGAAGACCAGAATTGATAACGCTATCCAGCTGGCGCTTCGGGATGCTAAGGCGCTCGACCCGGATTATCTGGCCTATAAGCTCCACGAGAAGTATAAGCCCGAGGAACTGACGCTGGATGAAAACGGCAAGATCAAAGGCATGGAGGACAAGCTTTCCGGTCTGAAGACCCAGTTCCCGACCCAGTTTGAAGCCGCTGGACAGAAGAAGGTTATCGAACACAAGCTGCCCGACGGAGATCATGGGGAGGGTGAACCCAAAAACCTTGAGGATGCTCTGAGACAGGCATATGAATCGAAAAACAACTAAGAAACGAGGTAATCAACTATGGCTATGACCCTTGCAGAAATGAAAGTCGGTATGTCCGACAAGGTTTCTCAGCAGATCGTGGATATCTTTCTGCGCGAATCTGAGATCCTTCAGCTGCTGCCTTTCGACAACTGCGTTTCCCCTCAGGGCGGCAGCACCCTGACCTATTCCTACATTCAGAAGAAGCTTCCCTCTGTGGCGGCTTTCCGTGCGCTGAATGTAGAGTACACCGCAAATCAGGCAACCGTGGAAAAGAAAACCGCTGACCTGAAAATCTTCGGCGGTAAGTTCCAGATCGACCGTGTGCTGAAGCAGGCGGAAGGTCCTTGGAACAACATGTCTTATCAGATTCGTGAAAAGGTGCTGGCCGCAATCAGCCTGTTCCACTACACGCTGGTGAACGGCGACGCTACCACCCATACCACCGAGTTTGACGGTCTGGACAAGATGCTGGCAGGCACTTCCACCGAATACAACACCGGCACTGGCTCTGCCATCGATGTCAGCACCATGACCAACCTGAAGACCAACGCCGACCAGCTGTATGAGCAGATTCAGCTGCTCATCAAGAACACCAAGGCAGACGCTCTGCTGATGAACAGCGCCATGATCGCCAAGATTCAGACCATGGCACGGCTGCTTGGCTACAAGACGGAATCCGAGGAAGCTTTCGGCAGAAAGGTGACTTCCATGGATGGCGTCCGCTTTATGGATCTTGGCAAGCACTACACCGTTTCTGATACCACTGTCACCGGCAATGACTGCGTGAAGGCCGGTATCAGCCGCAACATCGGCGCTTCCAATGCCGCCGTTACCGGCCTGACCGACATCTACGCTGTCAAGTTTGACGTGAACGACGGCTTCCACGCGGCTTCTCTGACCGGCAACAGCGCTATCCGGCAGTATCTGCCTGACTTCAACACGCCCGGTGCCGTGAAGGACGGCGAAGTCGAGATGGTGGCGGCTACCGTCCTGAAGAACACGGCACATGCCGGCGTTCTCAGAAACATCAAGATCGCGTAAGCAGAAAGGATGAAGACTATGGCAGCAAAGAAAAAGACCGTTACCGGCTATGAAATCAAGGTCAAGGGCAATACCACGTTCTGCGGCATTGGTGCGGGCGGCGTCCAGTTCGCCTATGGCAAGGCGCAGATCACGGACGGCCGTATGGTGGAGTGGTTCCGGGAACACGACGGCTATGAGGTGGTAGAGATCACCACAGAAGATCCTTCGGCGGAACTTTCGACTGAGTAAGGCGGTACCGCTATGATTATGACCGTTGCCGAATTGCGGCAGTTTGTGACAACGGACGGAATAGATCCGGCGCTGCTGGAAGCCCGGCTTCAGGCGCTTGAACTGCTGATCCGCGGATACACCAACAACAACTTTCAGAAGCGTCCGTTCCGGGCGGTTGCCGTTGCCGTAGCGGATGAGGGGACGCTGGTTTGCCCTACTATTACCCCCTTCAGAGAGGGCGACACACTGCAAATCAGCGATTCCGAATTGAATTCCGGCCTTGTAACGGTCAAAGCGGTTGATGGGCAAACTGTCGCCGTAAACGAGGAATTGTACGATGAATCCGGTGTGGTGGTCACGAAGGTCGTCTATCCGGCTGATGTAAAGCTGGGTGTAGCCCGTATGCTTCAGTGGCAGCTTGAGAACAGGGACAAAGCGGGCATTCAGTCTGAGACCATTTCCCGCCACTCTGTGACCTATTTCAACATGGAGGGGGACAATTCCAGTATGGGATTTCCCAAATCCCTGCTGGGCTTCCTGAAGCCTTACATGAAGGCTCGCTTTGGGCAGGGGTTGAGCGTATGAGCATCGGCGGCAATGTATATGCCTATATCCAGTGCAAGACCGTAGAAACCAATGATATCGCCGCGCAGGTGGAAGTCTGGGTGGACGTGCAGAAGGTGCGCGGGTGGCTTGATTTGATCGACGGTGACAGCAAGTACACCAATTTCAGCGCAAAGATGCAAGATTCCACCCACGTCTTCATTGCCGATTATGTCGCTCTGAACAAGGTCATCACCGCAGAAGATTCCCGCGTGGTCATTGCCGGGAGGCGGTATGACGTGCTTCTGATTGATGATCCCATGGAGCTGCACAAGCAGCTTGAAATCTATCTGAGGTACACGGGAGGACAGTGAAATGGTCGTTGAATTCCACAACAACAGTCTTGCGGTCAAGGCGGCGCTGGATACCAAGACCGAGCAGTTCCTTGAGGAAGCCGCCTCTGAAATTGAATCCGCCGCCCGCAGGAATTCCCGCGTCGCGTCCGCACAGCTGAAGGGCAGCTGGGCGCACATTGTGGATGGGAAAACGGCAACCATCGGAAGCCCCCTCCAGAATGCAATCTGGGAAGAATGTGGAACCGGTGAATATGCGGCAGGCAAGGACGGCAGGAAAGGCGGCTGGGTGTATTACGACCCACTGTACGACAAATTCCGCTTTACCCGCGGCAAGAAGCCGAACAAGACGCTGCAGAAAGCTTTCAACAGCTGCAAAAAGGCCATTATCAACCGGGCAAAACAACTTTTCGGGGAGCTGGGCAAATGACAAACAATGTGCTTAAAGCCATGAAAGGCGCAATGCAGGAAATGGGGATGGAATATGCTTTTCGGCGATTCCGCAAAAGACCGGAATACCCCTATTGTGTTGGCGACTATCTGGAATCCGAATCCATGACGGAGGACGGCTTGCAGGAATGCACCTTCACCCTGACCGGGTTTGCCCGCGGTGCCGGATCTGAAACAGTTCTGGAAGCGGCGAAAAACAAAATCAGAAACTATTTCACACTGGAGGGACGGGCGTTTCCGTTTGACGATGGCTCTGTGGTAGCTATCGCTTATGGGGACGCCCAGCCCGTTCCCACAGAGGATGCGGAGTTAGACCGTATCCAAATCAATCTTACAGTTAAAGAATGGAGCGTGAGCTAATGGCAATTTTCGGCAAATCCGGCGTTACGAAAAAGACCCCGGAAAATATCGTTTTCGGTGCCGGAACGATTCACAAGGGGCTGAAGTATACCCCCGCAACCGAAGGTAAAAGCGCGGGTTGGAATTTCGCGGATTCCCTTGTAGGCGCGACCAATGGTGGTTCCAAGTTCACCATTACCCCGGAGGTCACTAACATCGAAGTTGACGGTATCGGTGTAAAATCCAAGGGCTTGGCGCAGAAGACCAGTGAAACGGCTACCATGGAGATCAACCTTGCTGAGCTGACCAAGGATATCATTCAGGCGGCAACTCTGGGACAGGAGGGCAATTCCGCCGACGCCAACTACGATGTGATTGAATCCAAGACGGATATCGAGGATGGCGACTACTGGGAGAATATCGCCTTTGTGGGCAAGACCCTGAAGGGCAAGTATATCATTGCCATTCTGGAAAATGCCCTTTGCACGTCCGGTTTTGAGCACGAGGGTAAGAACAAGGACGGTGCGGCTGGCAAGTACACCTTTGAGAGCTACGCGGAGTTTGGCGATTCCACCGACAAGGACACACTGCCTTGGCACATTTACTATCCTAAGGCATCTACGACCACCGGTGAATCCAATACTCCTAAGGAAAGCTGATATGGAGCCGGGGGAACCCGGCTCTGAATCTATTTTTACAACGAAAGGATATTTTCGATGGACGAGAAAAAGTATACCCTGCGTGACCTGACGGCAGCGGATGTATTCCCCATGTTCAAAATTGTTTCGAGCATCGGCGTGAAAGAGTTTAAGAACGCCTTTGAAGCCGATGACGTCAAGGCGATGACCGGGACGAAAAATAAGCCGAGCGCGGCATCTGTCGGTATCACCATTGCCGTAAATATCGCGGACGTGGTTTTCTCCAACCTGCCCAGATGCGAGGATGACATCTACAGGTTCCTTTCCGGGCTGTCCGGTATGAGTACGAAAGAAATTGCCGCCCTGCCCATGGACGTGTTCATGGATATGGTGGTCGATACCATCAAGAAAGAGGAATTCAAGAATTTTTTTGGGGCTGCTGCAAGGCTGTTCAAATAGGGGATATCCGCTTCACTGACCTCCTCTTTCAGCGGTATTCTGATCCTATGACCCTGCTGAATATGATGATCCGCACCGGGCGGCTGAGCGAATTTATCAGCGAAGTCGTTACCATGCACAACGAGGAAGTGGAAGAGCAGACACTCTGGGAATGCTGGTTGCACAAGAATTTTGAACAGTCATTTGCGGGTTATCGAGAGACAATAAGGCTAAATTCCGCACAGGAAACCGGCAAAGAAGACCTTGCCGATATTATCAAACAGTCACAGAAAATACTGTCTTTTGAACCTCCTGATATCTTCACGAAAGAAGGTGAAGACCATTGACCGTCTTTGAACTCTTGGGAAAAATATCCCTTGATTCAAGTGAATACGACCGCGGGATTGATGGCGCGTCCCGGAAAACATCAACCTTTGCGAGTGTTCTGAAAACGGCTATTGCCGGTGGAGCCATTGTTGCCGGCATGAAGAAACTGGCTGATGTTGTGACCGATATCGGCAAGGCATCTTATGAAAGCTATAAGTCTTACGAGCAGCTGGCCGGTGGCGCACAGCTGATGTTTGGCGACGCTTACGATTTTGTGGCGGAGAAAGCGAGAAACGCCTACAAGACCGTGCAAATGAGCCAGAACAACTATTTGCAGCAGGTGAATGGATTTGCTACCGGCCTGAAAACCGCCCTCGGCGGCAATGTGCAGGCCGCCGCCGAACTCGCCGACAAAGTTATCACCGCCGAAGCCGACGTTGTGGCGGCAACCGGAAACACCCAAGAAGCCGTACAGAATGCCTTTAACGGCATTATGAAATCCAACTTCACGATGCTGGATAATTTGCAGTTGGGTATTACCCCCACAAAAGAGGGATTCCAGCAGCTGATTGACAAGGTAAACGAGTGGAACGCAGAAAACGGCGAGGCCACTGCCTATACCATTGACAATCTGGCTGACTGCCAAGCCGCCCTTGTGGACTATATCGAAATGCAGGGGCTTTCGAACTATGCTGCGGAAGAAGCGGCAAGGACGATAGAAGGTTCCACAGCCGCGGCAAAAGCTGCTTGGGAGAACCTTGTAACCGGTATGGCCGACAGTAACGCCGATATCGAGGAACTGACGCAGAATTTTGTGGACAGCGTATTCACGGCTGGGAAAAATATTGTTCCCCGTGTAAAGCAAATCGCTACCGGCATCGGAACTGCGACCACCGAAATTATTTCGTATCTGCGAGAGACGAATAGCACGGTAGGGCTGGTTATTACGGTATTTGAGGGCGTGGCAGATGCCGCTATCGTTGCCGGATCTGCAATCGTCGCAAGTATGGCGGGAAAGGCCATCGTAAACATTGCCACTGTATTCACTGCAAACGCAACGGCGCTTGCGTTTTTTACAGCGGAAAGCGGAAAAGCGGCCGTTGCAGAAGCCACACTGAATGGCGTATTTTCCGTCAGTGAAATAGCCGTTGGCGTACTCACCGGCCAGATTTCCCTTGCAACTGCGGCGCAGTATGCATGGAATACGGCGGTAGCGGCTAATCCGCTGGGCTTACTTGTTGCGGCAATTTCGGCCGTAACGGTGGCTACCGTAAAGGCCGCCAAAACGCAGAAAGAAAAGGCCAAGGAATTGGCTGGTGACCCTAAGACTATAGAAGACGCAACCGCGAGACTGAGCGAATTAAAGGCCAAATACGCAGAGCTGGATGCAGAAAGCCGGAAAATGTATGCGACTAACCCGGGGCAATGGATGCCAACCGCCGAGATGCAACTATATGGCCAAGCGATAGATGTAGCGGAGCAGAATCTCGCCAATCTGCAAGCGCAGGAACAGGCCGCCGCCGAGGAAGCGGCAAAGCCAGCAAATGTGATAAAGGCTGCTTCTGAGGAATACGCGGCCGCTGCGCAGTCCATTTTGGAGGATTACCAGAATACCTATACCAGCATATATGAGGGACTGCACAATATAGGCTCTGCGTTTACCAGCGTAGTTGAAGTTACGAAAATTAAATGGGCTGATGCTATGGCGAATATCAACGGCAACTCTGCAGTGCTTGAGAAGATGGACGAGAACTTCGACTTCATCTCCCAAGCGGCAGCCGCTTCTGGCGTCAGTATTGAGGGTTTTTCCGGGTTCCTTGCTTCTATGAGTACCGAGGATGCCGCAGGGGTGCTTGCCGCATTACGGGCAGAATTGGAAAAAGTCGGCCCCGATTCCGATTCGGCAAAAGGCCCGCTTGCAGAGCTTGCGGATGCAATTAGCCGATATAACGAAGCAGGTTCCGGCTATTCCGATGGTTTGGCATTGGCAGTAGAAAATGTAAAAACCCGTATGCAGGAAGCCGCTGACGATTACGTGGAGAAGGTTGGCAACCTTGACCAAGAGGCCGCGGCCACGGAAGCGGCAACCAACACCATGAGCGGCCTTGTTGCCGGTATCGATAGTAGCACGCCGGGAGTTCTGGCCAAGCTGGATTCCCTTGCATCACAAATGAAATCGCGGCTGACTAATAGCTTCGCCAACTACACGCTCACGATAAGGGCCGATATCAAAGGAAGCAACATTCCCGGGGCTAAGAGTGGGCTTGATTATGTGCCTTATGACGATTACTTGGTACGTCTCCATAAGGGTGAGACTGTGCTTACCGCAAAGGAAGCCCGTGCGTATAGGGCTGGAAAGGCCGCTGGTGCGTCTGGCGGGGCGGACTACGACGGAGTGGGCTTTGCTGGTGGTGGACGCGGCGTGACAATTATCCAGAATATTAATTCTCCTGTGCAATCCGAAGTGGAGCTGGCAGCAGCCACAGAGGCTTATTTCACACAAGCGAGGTGGACGATTTGAAGAACTTCAACAATTTAAGCAAATTGTTCCGCTACGTGAACGAAAACGGGGATAGCGTTACCTTTGATTATGCCGGTGGATATCTTATCAACAAGCCCACGGGCATTGATACGGTAACGGTATCCCTGTCCCAGGCGAAGGGCATCAACCAGACGGGCGCGACAATTCAGAGCAAAAACGTTCAACCCCGGCCTGTAAATGTCAACGGGTATCTGGTGGGAGACGGACAAGCGGCGAATAAAGAAAAGCTGCTTTCCGTTATCCGCCCCGATATTTCCGGGAAGCTATATGCGGATGATTACTACCTGAATGTTTGGCCTACGGCGACACCCAACATTGAGGCGAAACAATGGGGCGCACAGTTCCAGTTTTCCCTTTTGGCGGCGTATCCGTATTGGTGCAAGGACGATTCCGCAGCGGTAACATTGTCCGGCATTCAAAAGCTATTCAAATTCCCGTGGAACATTTCAAGGCCGTATCGTTTCGGCCAGCTGTTTGAAGCAAAATTTATCAATGTGGAGAATCGCGGCCAGGTTCCCGTCCCGTTTAAGGCTACGCTCTCGGCGAGCGGTGACGTGGAAAATCCGAAAATCACCAACGCCGCGACGGGGAAATTCCTGCTGATAAATAAAACTATCGTCAGCGGGGAGCGGCTGGTTGTAGAGATCACACACGATCGGACAACTGTAACGTCATCCGTCGACGGAGATTGCCGGGGCGCGTTGAGCCTGAAAAGCACTTTGTTTCAGCTGGAAGTTGGGGATAATGTGTTGAAGCCGGAAGCGACAAGCGGGCTTGCGAATTTGCAGGTGGATATTGATTTTGCAACGGAGATCGTGGGGATTGCGCTATGAGCTTTGAAATCTATAAAGAGGACTTTTCCACCCGGTACGAAATCCGGCACGCAATCAGTGTTATCATGAATATTTACTACAACGATATCGGAAAGCTGATACTGGTTGCGCCGGTAAGCGACTACAACATTAACGTACTGAAAGTCGGAAATCTTCTGTATGATACGAGCAGAAACGTAACATTTGTGATAGAAAACACAAAGATTGACACGACCACGAACCGCATAACGGCGAATGGATACACCGCGAACTGGCTTTTGAATAAGCGCATCATTGCATCGGAATACCACATGACAACTATCGAGACGGGCGTGTACAAGCTGATAAGCGATAATCTCCGGGGAATGACAAGGATTCAAGTTGCACAGGCAACCGGGATGACCGATAAAACGGATAATGTTTTCATGGGCGGGAATTTGCTGGATGAAATTATCCCGTTTCTTGAAGAAAAAGGCATAGGCCACACAATGGAGTGGAACCCCGACGACATGACACACACTTTCCGCCTCTACAAGGGGCGTGATCTAACGGCTGGCATTCACGCTATTGTCTTTTCGGAGGAACAGGGAAGCGCAAAAGACCTTGTAATTAACGACGACGATTCCACCCTCTGTAATGTGGCCTATGTGCAAGGAAGCCTTAGCGGCACAGACAACACATTCGTTGAGATCGTTGGTGATATCACCGGAGACAATCGCCGGGAAGTGTGGTTCAATACAGCTGTTCGGCAGGAAAATGACGAATCTGAGGCTGATTGCAAAGCCCGTGCGCGTGCTTATGGACAGATGGAGCTGGGAAAGCGAATCCGACGGAAGTCCTTTTCCGTATCCATCGACCCGGAAGATCTGGGCAAGTATTACGCTCTGGGGGACATTGTATCGTGCGTATCTGCCCGGTTCGGGGTATCGTTCAGCGCCCGGATTACGGGCATTAAGTACACCTTGGACAGCAACAAAGCCCGGACAGAAGTTATCCTGGGCGACCCTATTCTTACAGCATTGGGGGCAATGAAATTAAATGGCTAATATCAAAAGTTTCCCGAATAACCAAGATACATACATAGGCGCAGAAGACGTTATGCGCTGGCATCATGGCCGCACATCCGGCGTTTTTGCCGCTGGCAGTAATGCGTCCGTGCAGGTGCTTTCCACGCCCGGAATGGCGGTGGAAGTTTCAGACGGCACCGGATGGATGGCAAATTCCGGCAGGAACGGCATTGTGTGGTGGATTGATAATGAATCCGTTGATGGTGCCAAATTGCAGCTCGCCGTTGATGCGGCAGACGGCGTTCTGAATCGGATTGATCGCGTAATCGTGGAGTGGAAAACCACAAACTATGTGGACTATCCGGAAGTGAAAATCTTGAAAGGCGCAAAATCCGGGACGGCAGTAGCCCCGGCGCTGACGAACAACAGCACAATCCGGCAGATCAGCCTTGCGCGGATTTCCGTTGCGGCCGGTACAACTGCTATCACCGCTTCCATGATTACGGATGAACGGCTTGACGCTTCGGTGTGCGGGCTGGTGACGGAAAAGGTGGGCATTGATACCAGCACAATGCAGAGCCAGTTTTCCACGCTCCTGCAAGAAACGCAGGCGCAAGTAAAAGATGTGCTTGATGATACCACGGCGCAAGCCACATCGGTTCTGGATTCCATCAACCGCGAGTTGGCCGATCTGGAAGCCGGCACGGCGGTGGAGCTTAAAAAGCTTCTGTTCACGGATACCAACGTACCGGTATCCGCGTTTGTGGCTGATTCTACATATCAGGATTACCCATTCCGCGCGGCGATCGCGCTGACGGGGGTGCTGAACTCCATGATTCCGGAAGTGATTCTTGGCGTGGCAGACGCAATTGACGGCAATTTTGCCCCTGTTGCGGCTACCTATAACGGCGGCGTGTATCTGTATGCCGCAAGCGCCCCGGAATCGGCAATTACAATTCCCACCATTATTTGCTGGAAAGGCGGTGTAAGCGCATGATTGGCAGAGTTAATACCGGGGGCGGCGGCACAGGCGGCACCCTTACCGTCACAGCCCCGGCGAACGTCACCGTGACTGTTTCCAAGGACGGCAAGACAAAAACCAAGAACTCCGGTACGAGCGGTGTAGTAGTCTTTAAGGGGCTTGCAAGCGGGACGTGGACTGTTACCATCACCGGTGATGACAAGACTGCCAAGAAGTCTGTGGTCATCATCACGGACTACAGCACAGCCATTTCGTTCAGCACTATCCCTGAGTTCACATACACCGGCGATTTTGAGATTGTTAACGATTCTGATGAACCTATCTCTGTATCCCAAGATAACTGGAAAATCCGCTTTCTCACCTCTGGCACGTTGACATTTACCAACCTCAATGGTGCGGAGGGTGGAATTGACGTATTTCTCGTTGGTGGCGGTGCTGGTGGAAACTATAGTTATCGTGGCGGTGCTGGTGGTGGAAGTGGTTACACGAGAACGACGCAAGACATAACCGTTCGAGTAGGAGTACAATATGACATTGTCATAGGCGCTGGTGGAGCAGGCGCAAAAACCACTGGTGGTAGAGCTGGCGGTGTAACTTCCGCTTTTGGCAGTAGTGCTAATGGTGGAGCAACCTTGTCAGATAATGGTGCATATGGTGGAGATGGCGGCTCCGGTGGCGGTAGTGGCACATTAAATCAGGACAAAGACGGTGCATACTCCAAAGCAGGCGTTGGAGGTACGGACGGTGCGAATGGCCAAGGTACGCATCCTGGAACTGGTCAAGGAACTACGACCCGTGAGTTTGGTGAACCCAGCGGAACCCTGTATGCAACAGGTGGAAAAGGTGCGGCCGGCAATAACATTACACCAGATCCTGTATCTCAGAACACCGGAGATGGCGGTAATGGAGCTGGTGGTCGCATTGAATCTACCGCAGGAGGCTCTGGCATTGCTATTATTCGTAATACAAGGGGGGCTGCATAATGGCAAAATCAATGGCACTTATCGAAAACGGCGCAGTTACCAATGTTCTGTGGTGTTCCGATCCCGAGCCTGAAACTGATATCCTCATCAACCCCGCAGACCGCCCCGTGGCCATCGGTGATACTTATAGCAATGGTAAATTCTATCGAGATGGAGTGGAAATCCTCACTCCGCTGGAAGAAGCGTTGAAAAAGAACGCAGAGTATGAATCTGCGTTGACCGAAATTGAAACCGCTCTGGGGGTGAATAACCAGTGACCATAGAAGAACGCAAAAACGCCATTCTTGCGAAAATCATGGAAATAAAATCCAGCGGCGGTGAGGAACAGCTGAAAGAGCTGGATGAAGCCTACAAGAAGGGGGTTGACAGTCTGTGACACAAGAGGAAAGAAAAAGCATCATGTATGCCCAGGGGCGAGCGAATGCGCTTGCCTTGCAGGAGAAAGCCCCGGACATGACAGGCACCGAACTGAATGCGGCAGATAGTGATATTCCCAGTTTCAAGGCCGCTGTCGCAAACAAAAACATGTTGGAGCGCAAGACCGGGTTTGTGTGCCAATCGTCTGCTGGCCGTGTGGTGCGGCTGGTGCAGCCCTATGACAGCACTATCTACACTCAGGAGCCAGAGGAACTTCCAGCGCAGTGGGGGTTTGCTTGGAGCACTGACCCAGCGAAAGCGTTGCCGTTCGTCGCCATGGCTACCAGCCCCTACAATAAGGGCGACTGCTGTACGGAAGGCGGTAAAGTGTATCGCTCCACATTGGACAATAATGTATGGTCGCCGTCCGCATACCCCCAGGGCTGGGAAGAGGTGAACGTATGACGGTAAAGCAAATTCAATGCCTGTTGACTTATCTGGGCTATTCTCCCGGCACAATCGATGGAGCTGACGGCAGGAATACCCAAGGTGCTATCCGGGTGTTTCAGGCCGACTACGGGCTTACCGTGGACGGGATACCGGGAGCCGCTACCCAGAAAATGCTCATTGGTGCTATCGCCGGGACGGCGGTAAAGGTGGAGAAGCCGGAGAGCAGCACCCCGCAAAAGACGGGGGCTTTTTGGGACGGAATTAAGTATTTCAAGCGGGAAGAATTTCGTTGCCCTTGCGGGAAATGCGGGGGATTCCCCGTAGAACCGAAAGAAGCGCTTGTGAAGCAGCTGGTATCGATTCGAGAGCATTTCAATGCCCCTATTACCATCGTTCCGCTGCCACCGGCAAACGCCCATTCCGGCGGTTCTGGCGTGCGGTGTCAGGAATACAACGATTCGTTGCTGGGCAGCGTGAAGAATTCACGGCATGTACAGGGAAAGGCCGCAGACATCATTGTCAGCGGTTTTTCTGGAATCTCGGTCAAGGCTTATTGTGATAGCCTTGTCAAAGCCGGAAAGCTTCGCTACTGCTATGTCATTGGCGGAGGAAACTCCGTACACGTTGACATTCTATAAGTGCAAAAACGGCACCATGGGGCTTTCACAACCCTGTGGTGCCGCTTTTTGTTTTGCGCTTATTTGCGTATCACTTTGAAAGTCACTTCGTGACCGGTGTTCTCCTGAATCAGCTGTTCCTTTAGATCATCTACCATCATGTTATTATCCAGCGCGGCCTGAATGACCTCCACAAGCCGCTTCCCATCGAGGTATGCCCAGATATAGGTTCTTTTGTGCAGCATAACATCGCCTTTCTCCCCGTGTTGCCGATAGGCCAGCGGTCATGTTAAATACTGAAGTCTTCCGGGATGGTGATTTCTGGCAGTTCTGGGGGAGTGACTACCATATCGGGTACACTGTCCGTCAATTCAATGGTGACGGGAACGGCCTGTTCGTTCTCGGCTTCCTGTGCAGTAGAATATCGCATTTGTTTTCCTCCTTGATTTGTCTTCCTTACTGTGGTACAATCAAGGTGGCCGGGGTAAGGCTCCCGGCGCACCTCTTGTGGTGGAGTAGCGGCGTTCTTGGTTGGGCGGCCGCTACTTTTTATGCCTTGACCTTGCTGTCACGCACAATCTCGGCGGCGGCTTCTGGTGTCTCGGCAGTCGCTTCAATCAGTCTCGCGATATTCTCGAGGAACTGATTGAGTTCTGCGGTTGTCATTTCGTCCATACCCTCACTTCCTTTCGTAAGAGGTGGTCACCTCTGCCTTACGCCAATATAATACATGTTCACATGTAAAATGTCAACATGTCAACATGCACAAACATGTGAACATGAATTTGTGATAATTTTACATGGACACATGCCGAAAACTGTGGTATACTGATTTCGGTATAAGGAGGTGTTTCTTGTGGCAAGCGAGGCAAAATTAAAAGCAAACGCAAAATATCAGGCGTCCCTTGATAGAATCGTAATACAGCCAAAAAAACAGGAAGGCCAGCAGATCCGTCAGGCCGCAGCCGACGCAGGGCAGAGCGTACAGCAGTATATATTGCAGGCTGTGAAAGACAGAATGGAGAGGAAATAAAGGTTGGATCGCCTCCGGGTTCTCAGGGCTGGGAGGCGTTTCCTTTGTTTACCTCCTGTTTTGCTTACATACTTGATTGAGTATGTATATTTTTAAGGGAATCAATCTTCCCTTAAAAATTTTTCGATTCCTTCCAGTATTACACTGGCTTGGGAGACGTTCTTTTCGGCGCATTTGGCGCGAAAAGCGGACACGATTTCTTTCGGTAGCTCGGCTTGGACTTTACTGTACACCTTGTCGTTATACCGCCGTTTGACTTCTGTGCTGGTCGTGGTTCTCCGTCTTTTTTCTATTGACTTCACCCCCAAGTTGTGGTAGTATGGTGGGCAAGGACGGCTTCCCCGGGGCTAGACGGGAAGGTTGGCCAACAAGTGAACGTGAAATGGCCGCTTCTCGCTAGGACTGGGGGGCGGTTATTTCTTTATCTGGATTCCCAGAGAGATAGCCGCGATCACAAGCATAAGTAACGCTATGGTTTCCTCTACGCTCATGGGCGTTCCCTCCTTTCGGAGTTGGCCGCCGCCCTTGCTTGCTTATGTTATAGCATACTCGATTAAGTATGTCAAGCCCCTTTTTAAAAATATTTTTTCCCTATTGTGCGTTGGCAGTTCTCGCGCGACAACAGGCAGAGCATACAGTAGCATAGAAATAAAAACCCCGGTAGGGCACATTCGTGCTCCACCGGTGGGGGCACCTCTCGCAGAGGGGCGTGAGTAGCAACATACAGGAATCCATTCGGTAGCAGCTCGGCATGACACGTTTCGGATTTGTTGCGAACTGAATAAATCTACTTAAAACTGTAACAAGAAAAAGTTTTATATTCCGAAACTTATAGGATAAAAACGGAAAAATAAGACTAAAAAAGTTTTAATTTTTCGAAAAATATGCCTACGAATCAGTAGGTCGGGGGTTCGAGTCCCTTCTGGCGTACCAGAGAAGAATAATCCGAACCTGTTCTTGGTGGAAAACGGGTTCGGATTATTTTTGTTCCTAGGACTCGAACAATAAAATGCAAATGTCCGGTGGATATTATTTTTTCGAGAATTCAACCATAATCTGACTCAGCAGCTTTTGCTGATGCTCAGTAAGACCGGGATATGGGGAATGATCGTTCGTAAATTCGTAAATCAGGGAATGAATGATCGCCTTTTGCGTGTCGTTCAGCCCATCTACCGAGACCATCTCTGCCTTATCTATCCCAACGAGAAAATCCAGTGACACGTTGAAAATCAGTGCGATCTCGGTCAGTACCTCCAGCGGAGGGATACGGAGATCATTTTCATAGGCGCTGATGACAGACTTGCTTCGATTCAGTGCTTTTCCCAGTTCAGATTGCGACATATTGCGATCCATACGTAATTGCTGCAAGCGTACTCCTAAATCAACCAT